CCTTATACATTGCCATCTCCAGTATTTAAAGATGAACAATTAACAATAATTAATAATATTTCTGCATCTTCTCCAGGATACTTTGCAGCACCAATTAATAATGATTGTAATGGTTCAGTTTACACTTTAGATACATTTGGTGAAAATATTTATATCGGTGGAGATTTTTCAAACCCACAAAATCATGTTATGAGTATAGATATTAATACAAACATATCAGTTCCGTTAGCAAATGGTTTAAATGATACCGTATATGCCATTTATTATAACAAATTATTAAATCGTCTATATGCTGGTGGTAGATTTATACAAGATGGATTTGGAACATCAATGCAACATATTAGTTATTTTAATTTTGTGTTGAATAGCTGGACACAAATGGGTTTAAATAATGGAACACAAGAAGGTTTACAAAATAATGTTTTTGCAATAACATCTTTAGCCCCATATGAATATATTGGCGGCGAATTTAAAGGAGATAATAATGGTAATGTATTTAATCGTATAACTAGATATGATGCATTAAATGACACATTTAGTCAATTAATAGGTATTACTTATGGAGTAAATAATACAGTTTATTCTATAGCAAATGATGGTGCACAATATTTTTATGTTGGAGGTAATTTTCAAAGTGCAGGAAGTCAACAAGCAAATAATATTGCTAGATATGATATTAATAATGGTATATGGGAACCTCTATTTGACATTAATACAAATAGAAATGGTATTGATGGAACAGTTTATACTATATTTTACGATAACTCGACTAATAGAGTGTATGTTGGTGGAAGTTTTCTAAAAGTATCTGGGCATAATTATTACAATATTGCATATTGGGATCCAACAAATTCTACTTGGAATGGTGTAGGAACATTTTCAACTGGAATTGAAAATGGAACAAATGGAACTGTATTTACAATTATAAAAGATACTTCTTCGTTATTATATATTGGTGGAAGTTTTAACTCTACTGATTATACAGGAATAAATCTACCAACAATACGAAAATTTTATAATCTAGCCACTTGGGATGGAAGTAATTGGGGATTTATTGGTTCAAATTTACAACAAAATGGAACTAATAATATTGTTCATGCTTTATTTTATGATACAAATAATAATCGTTTATATGTAGGAGGTGATTTTACATTAGTAGATTATACTGTATTATTTTCTCCTTTGGCTGCGAATTATATAGCATATTGGAACTATTCATCGTGGATTACTATTTCGCAAAGTTTTGGTAATGGAACAAATTCATCTGTAAATGCTATAACCGGAAATTATATTGATAAAATATTTATTGGAGGTAATTTTACATTAGTAGATTATGATGGGACAAACGGAATAAGTGCAAATAATATTGTTATTTGGAACCAGGGAACAACGGCATGGGAACCATTAAAAGATGGCGGAAGTGCTGGAAATGGATTAAATGGTATTGTTAATACTTTATATTATGATAACGATAAATTATATGTTGGAGGATTATTTTCTCTAGCGTATTTAGATTTTTTACCGCCTATTCCATTAACAAAAGGTCCTTATTATAATTCAGTTAAATGGGCAGTATCAGGTAATAAATGGGAGTATATTGGAGTTAGTCAACTTATTAATGGTGTCGATGGACAAGTATTTTCTATTTTTTATTATAATGCTTTTAATTTTACATTTATGGGAGGAAATTTAAGTTTAGCAGGATATGATGGGGTCAATGGATTTACAAAGGTAAAAAATATAACCTATTTTGATGGAGGAACTAAATGGTCTAAATTAGAATATAATAATTATAATATAGGTCTAAATGCTGAAGTATTAGCATTAACTGTAATTGGTAATGATATTTATGTTGGTGGTCGTTTTACTAGCACTGCTCCTACATTTTCTTCGCAATTTAATGTTTGTAATCATATTGCAAAATGGAGCACTATAAACGAAGTATGGTATCCGCTTATATGTGATACCGCAGCAATTGGTGAAATAGGAGTAAGCAATCCTGTAAGAGCTTTAGCAACAAATGGAACATTATTATTTGTTGGAGGTGAATTTCCAAACAATGGAGGAACTACTCAATTTAGTTCAGGAAGTATCAATTTAAATTATATAGCTATATGGGATCCAACTGTAGAAACATGGACACAAATTATTACTAATACAGATATTGGATTAAATAATCCAGTATTGGGTTTAAGTTATAGAACTCCATATGACATACTATACCTATCAGGAGAGTTTACAGCATCAAATGGAGGTGCTATTCAAATATCACATATAGCACAGTTTAATTTAAGTAATATTGGCACACAAACAGGATTTCAACAAATACTGGATTCTACCGGAAATTATGGAACAAATGCCAGAACATATACAATTTTAAATGTTTATCCACGTATATATTTTGGAGGCGATTTTAGTTCTATTGATCCCTATGGATCTGTGTCAATGAATTATTTAGGATATTATTTATATACATACATATCCCCAGAAGTTATACTAACAATACCTGATTATCCAAATACTCAATTTTTAGATACACAAACTGGAACCATTTCACAAACCTATACATTAACAAATAGATTTAAATCAGTAATATTAATAAGTTGTCAAGAACCTAATATTTCTCCTTTGAAATACTGGTTAATTATGTATAGAAGTTAATATATTGTAATCATAATCAATACTAAATAATATTTTATATATAATATTTAATATATTATATATATCTATGTCATATAATAGTTATTCAAATTATTTAGGAGCAAAACGCTGCTGTAATACACCAGCTCCTGGAGTAGCTGGACCACAGGGTGTTCCTGGCGTAAGAGGTGAACCTGGTCTTACAGGTGCTACTGGTGCTACGGGTGCAACAGGATCAACAGGTGCTACAGGATCAACAGGTGCTACAGGTCCAACAGGAGAAACAGGATCAACTGGATCAACAGGTGCAACAGGATCAACTGGTGCAACAGGATCAACTGGTGCTACTGGTGCTACTGGTGCTACTGGTGCTACTGGTGCTACTGGTGCAACAGGATCAACTGGTGCTACTGGTGATACTGGTGCTACTGGTGCTACGGGTGCAACTGGTGCTACTGGTGCTACTGGTGCAACAGGATCAACTGGTGCTACTGGTGATACTGGTGCTACTGGTGCTACTGGTGCTACTGGTGCTACGGGTGCAACTGGGTTTCCAGGCACCCAATGGGGAAAAGTGGCTCTTGTTGACTCAGTTTATGGCAATGATTTAATTGCCTCTATAGGAGGACCGCCATATAGTTCAGTTGATAAGGCAGTATCAGATGTGACTATTGCAGGTATCAACGGAAATACCGGTTGCACTATTTATGTTCTTCCTGGGATATATAATATTACAGGAACTACTGGCGCTTCAGGAGGAATTATCATTCCAGAATATTCAGCGCTTAGAGGAATAAATGTTCAAACTGTCACTATTCAAAAATTGAATGTTTCATCAGATACTGTTCTTATAACAATGGGTATTAATAGTCGTATAGAAGATATCACTTTGAAATTAGGATCAACAGGTCATCATGAACTTACAGGTATAGTGTTTGGTGGAACCACAACTAATGACGCTAAAATGAGGACAACTGTTTTAACTGTTGATAATCGTAATGCATCAACATCAGGAACATCTAATATTTATGGAATTAATTGTAATGGTATAGGAACAGCGATAACTCCAGGTAGTTTTGCATTTAATTCCTTAAAAGGCTCAACAATTAATATATATTCTAATGGAAATGGAAAAAAAAGAGGTATTATTGTTTCAAATACAAATACAGTAACTACGCGTGATTTAAATATATATGTAGCAAAACCTACTGCTGTCACCGGACATACAGGTTCTTATGTGGGAGTAGAAACAAATGATATTCTAGGAGCAACTGCTCTAGGTTCAATTCAACTACGAACGTCAACTGTAGGGTGTGTATTTCCTTTAACAGGAGAAACCTATACAGCATCAGATATTCTACAAACTACTCCACCTAGTTTAGATAATCCTACATATTTAGCAACACCAGGTATTCAGCTAGGTCCGGGTGTAGATTTGGTTACCAAAAGCGCAGGTTCCAAACCATTTTCAACATATATATATCCTTCAACACTATATTATGGACTTAGAGGACTTATAAGGGATGGAACAGCACAAAACACTCTATCATGGTGCTGGCCAGGAACTCAAGCAGTTAGTAACTTATTTCCGGATACAACAATACCACGAGCATTTTATCGCATACAACAACCTACTATAATTTCAGGATTATCAGCATCATTAGGCCAAGCACCTGGACCAAATCCTGGAGCAACAAATAACGTTACTTTAACGATTGGCTATACTCATATTTCTACTGGAACATATATAACGACCCCTTTTACTGTAGGATTAACTGGAGCAACAGGACCTGTATCCTCAAATTTTTATAACGCATCTACAAGATTAGATACAGGAGATCTTATTCATTTACAATTAACATATACTGGTGGAGGGACTTCTAATACAGCATCCGATTTAAGTTGTCAAATTGATTTGTTTTAAAATATATGGTTTGTTTTACTTTTTAGTAAAACAAGTAAAATTAAAGTAATAAAACCTTTTCTAAAGTAATATATAATATGGCATTTACTAGATTTCACGATGATGATGCAAGAATTGCAAAACAATTACAACAACAGACTGATCAAGAGCGCTGGTATCTCGATGTCCCCGGAAATGGCGACAAACCTTGCTTTGCACTTGACCCTCAAATTATTCCGCAAAAATGGGGTGCAAATTTGTGGACCCATGGTGTCGATATTCACAGTTCACTTTTAGGAATAGATAGACAACTTAATAGAGATTGTTTAAACAAAGACAAATATAAACGACAAACGGTGCATGCTTCCCCTATAGATTATCCTGTTTGTGATACATTTTTAACAACCGAACAAAGTCGAGCTGTATTACCTGCATGGACATTTAGAGATTTGCCCCAAAACCATGCTTATTATTTACCAAATGACCCACAAGCACATACTGAAAAATCGTTTCAAAACAATCTTAGCACCCGTATTTTAGAAAAAGATACTTTTGAAAGACAAATGTTATGCACATTAAACAATGATCAAGGTTATACAGTGCCTGTAATTGAACAAAAGGGCACTTATATAGGCGGTCCTAGAACATGTGTTAATGATTGCAACAAATTGTAAAGATATTACATACTTTTTAAAAGTATAAAATATATAATAAAATTTATATATTTTATATTTTGGATTATAATATTTAAATAGGATTATTTTGTAAAAGTATAATATATGGAATTAGCTATCCCTTTAGTAGCATTGGGAGGAATGTATGTTATTTCTAATCAAAATAAAAATACATCCAAACCAGAAAATTTTAAAACTAATAACTCTAAACAGAATAAATATAAACCAGACAACTCTAAAAAAGAGAACTTTAACAATATGGGAATTAGATCTAATTTACAACAAACACATCAAGATAGTCCATTAAGCAATTATTTACCTAATACTAATGTGCCTCCTCAAAATTACCCCATCATGAATAATAAAGAATTGGTGGATACAGTTCAGGAATATCCTAATCCGAATGTGGCGACGGACAAGTATTTCAATCAAAATATATATGAACAAAAACAACGTGCAAATGTGCCGATTGGTAATAATATTCAACAATTTTACTCTTTAACCGGAGACTATCTATCTTCTGAAGAATTTATGCATAACAACATGGTTCCTTTTACGGGTAGTAAGCCAAAAGGTCAGATTTATAACGACAATATAACCGAAACTATTTTAGATAACTATGTCGGAAATGGTTCCCAAGTAATTAAAAAGATTGAGCAAGCTCCACTTTTTAAGCCACAGGATAATGTGCAATGGACATTTGGTATGCCTGATATGAGTGATTTTTATCAATCTCGTGTAAATCCAGTTAACCGAAATAATAAAGTGAAGCCTTTTGAATCCATTCGAGTTGGACCTGGTTTAGACAAAGGATATAGTGCTGACGGTAGTCATGGTTACAATGCTGGTATGGAAGCACGTGATAAATGGTTACCTAAAACAGTGGACGAATTGCGTGTTGCTACAAATCCAAAACAAGAATATACCTTGGATAATTTAGAAGGACCTGCACAATCCGTTATTAAAAATGTCGGCATTGAAGGCAAAGTTGAAAAGTATCGACCAGACACGTTTTTTATTAATTCTCAGGATCGTTGGCTGACCACAACTGGTGCTGAAAAGGCAACGCGTCTTATTTCACAAGAGGTTTTTAGACCATCACATAGAAATGAAACTACTACTTATCAACATGGCACTCCAAATGCTATTTTAAAAACAGCTAGTTATGTGCCTACAAAACACGAAGAACCCAAAAGAAATCAATTAGAAGGTTTTGACGTAGGACATTCAAATGCGGCTGGAACTGGCCCTCATCATGATACGGATAAACATCAACAAAGTCACACCAATTATGCTAATAGTCGTGCAACCAATCAACAACCACAATCTTTTGGCTCTGGATTTACACATGCTATTGGGGCAGTCATTGCGCCATTTATGGATGTATTAAAGCCTTCCAGAAAAGAAGAACATACTGCAAATATTCGCATATATGGAAATTCCAAATCAAAAATTCCCGGAAATTATGTTGTAAATCCTGGTGATGCACCGGCTACTACTATTAAGGAAACAACATTGTATCAACCTAATAGTTATATTGGACACCAAAAAGATAATGCGGCTTACATTATATCAGAACAACAACCAACATTTAATCAACGTGACACTGTTAATCATGATCAACTTCTAGGTATGAGATCCAATTATGGTAATCGCCAATATGATGCAGAATATAGACAAACAAACAACGATACAAAGGAGCGTCTTGTTGTTGCTAGAACAAATGCCGGTAATACACAGCAGTTTAACCCGCATATTAATGTAACAATGTCCAAATTAGATACCGATCGAAATAACAATCGCTTATGGGCACCATCTTCTGTCATTCAAAGTGGCCCATCTGTGCAAACATATGGAAAAGCAAATATGCCACAATACTACAATGAATGTGTCGGATGTGATCGTATCGCACCTGATTTATTAACTGCTTTTAAGGAAAACCCATATACTCATAGTTTAACGAATGCTGTATAAATATCACATTTTTAGATATTTTAAAAAAGTTTAAAGATTTCATAATAAAATTATATAATATTATGACATCTCTGTATCCAAAATGTGCAACAACATTTAGACAATGGATTAATTCAAATAAAAAATATAACCAAATTTTTGTTTCATTGGGAGAACCGTCGACATTTGATGTTACATTAAGGGATGGTCTGCAATCATTAAGTAAAATAGAACAAACAACAGTTACGACAAGCGATAAACTTATATTATATCATGATATTGTTACAAGGCATAATCCGATATCGGTCGAAATTGGCTCTATTGTGTCAGAAAAAGTGTTACCTATATTTAAAGATACTCTAGAATTTGCCCGATTAATCAATCATTATCATCAAGACCACAATTTACAGTTATATAATAAAAGATATATACTAATTCCTAATAAAGAAAAACTTAAGCACGTTATAGATTATCCTTTGATAAATCATTTTTCATTTATTACGTCCGCGTCTAACAGTTTCCAATTAAAAAATACTAAAAAAACATTAGCAGATTGTGATGATGAAATATTAGATATGTTGTATACTTTAGATAAAACTCCAAACAGATCAGTCAAGCCAATCATTCGATTATATGTTTCTTGTATTAATGAGTGTCCAATAGAGGGAAAAATTAGTAATGATTTTATAGTCAATAGACTGTTAAAACTAAATAATATGGATATAGATGATATTTGCATTTCGGATACATGTGGAACCTTGGAACCAAAAGATTTTGAATATATTATCGATACATGTAATAAATTGGGTCTACCAATGTCAAAATTATCAATGCATTTACATGTAAAACCGGAGAGAGTGCAGACCGTAGAACAAATAATTCATATGGCATTAGACAGAAAAATAGTTTGCTTTGATGTCTCACTTTTGGAAAGTGGAGGATGTTCAGTAACTATGAATAAAAATATGTTGGCTCCTAATTTATCTTATGAGTTATACTATCAATCAATATATAATTATATTGTAAAAAAGGCTGATTAAAAAGTTGATATAAATAAAATACGTAATATTAAAATATAAAAACACTCTTTTAATATTAGTTAAATGACATTAAATATTCATCAAAATATAAAAGATAAATTAACTTATTTTCATAAAATACATAAAATACCTAATATTATTTTTAATGGTCCGAGTGGCTCTGGTAAAAGCACTATTGTTAATGAATTTATATCTATGATTTATGATGGTAACAAAGAAAAAATAAAAGATTTTGTGATGCATGTAAATTGTGCACATGGTAAAGGTATAAAATTCATTAGGGAAGAATTAAAGTTTTTTGCAAAAACACATATAAATTCAAATGGAGGTGATACTTTTAAAAGTATTATATTGTTAAATGGCGACAAACTAACAATGGATGCACAATCCGCATTACGCAGATGTATTGAGTTATTTAGTCATAATACGCGGTTTTTTATTATTGTTGAAGATAAATATAAATTATTAAGACCGATTTTATCGAGATTTTGTGAAATATATATATCAGAACCTGAATTTAAAGGAAAACCAATTAATTTGTATAAATACAATCTAGAAGAAACATTTAAACTAACAGATATAAAATTACAGCGTAATGAATGGTTAAAAAAGGAATTAAATAAGTGTCAATGTGAAAATAAAAAATTAACCGAAATAGAATTATTGGGGTTTGTTACTAAATTATATGAAAAAGCGTATAATGCATTGGATATTATTAAATTAATAGAAGATGGATTTACAAATATAACAACTCAAAAAAGATATGAACTATTAATTGCTTTTAACAAAGTAAAAAAGGAGATTAGAAATGAAAAACTACTTTTGCTATTTATTTTAAATTTTATATTTTTTGATAAAACAGCAATTCTTGAAAATATGTCATTTATGTAATATAGTGATAAAATTCTGCACTATATTACCTTTAATATTAAACAATATTTTACAGCAAATCTTTTTGTATAACGACTTCTTTGGATATATTTTTGACTATTTTTTCGTAATTTTTTTCTGCTTCTTCTTTTGTTGATCCTGACATTGAATTCAAGACAATTTTCATATATTTATCATTTTGTTTTGATTCCGGATCCGAATATTTTGGATTATGTTTTTGCCATTCGCTAATTTGTTTTATATTTTTATTTGCCACTTGCTTAATAGCATTTTTAATAGTTGTTTTTTGTTGATCATCTTTTGACCATTGATTTTCATTTTTTATATATAATATTTCCCTTTTAGAATCGCTACAATGAATGGGTCTTCTAGTGATATCTGTATGTTTTAAATTTTTTATAAAAACTTTACTAATTCCTTCTGCATATCCTAATTTACCCGTTTCTTCCAAATCACTAATAGACAAAGTAATTTGATTAACAAATTCATTTATATTTAAGGCATCTTTGCAAGTTTCATTTAAAAATACCTGTAAGTTAAATGTTTTATTATTTGAATTTACATTATTATTATTACCTATTATTGGTTTAGATGCTAATTCAATTAAGTTTTTTTGTAATTCATTGTTTTGTTTTAAAAGATCATAAAACATTTTTGGTGTTATTTTAAATTCTTCGTCAATATGAATTGCATTTTGCTCCAATGAGTAATCAATAGTATCGTTGTCATCATTTATATTATCATTTATATTAATATCATTGTAAGTATCACTAATATTTTCATTATTATATAAAACATAACATTTTTTTTTGTGTTTCCATAAACCAGTTCGATCCTTATATTTTTTACCGCATTCACAGTTGAAAAAATGTTGACTAATCGGAACTTTTTTGTTGCCATCGGTTGCCAATGAATGTTTTAATGTCAACATATGTCTGTCATATTGACTTTTCCTATATGTAATATAGTCACAATTTTTGCAGACAAAAAATGTGGAACTTTTTGGAACTAAATTTGTTGCCATTTGTTGATATATAGGCAACATAAAAAAGTTCCTAAATTATTTTCGTAAATATTGTAAAAATTATCGTAATGTTTTTTTTGTAGTTTTTTTTGTATTTTAGAGCATTTGCATAACAATTCAAAAAAAAACCATGATTTTCAAGACTTTTTTTGACTTTTCATTTTTGGACATTTATTTTTGTCCATTTTCAAAAACCTCCTCGACTTTTAAAAAAGAAGTTGTTATTGAAAAATATAGTAGAAATATACATCTTATTTTTGTTATGATAAATGGTTTGCATAACAAAAATATAATTGTGACGATCATTTTCTTTAAATATCAGAATATATATTATATTTTTGAACTTAAAGAAAATATCCAAATCGAATTTAACAAGATTTTAGCCAATATTAGTTTAAATAATAAAATTTTAAGATCAAATACTTACATTATGGATGATTTTAATGTTAGTTCATTGCACGAATCAAAGAATGAATGGGGTGCCCGTTTATTAACTATTTTGACTCCACTAATTATTGAAGGATTTAAATCAATATTTGATGAATCTTATAAACTTTGCAAGGATAATAGAGAAATTGATAAATATTTAATGACTTTTCAAAATTTTATTACTAGAATTCCTAAGTGGAATGCAACTATTATTGAAACTGAACGTAAACGTATTATTGAAAAAAGCGGTTGCTCTTATTTAGAAGAATTAGTTACATGTATCCATATTATTCAATTGAAATTATTAACTGCTATGCGAGTTGGGCAAAAACAAAAAAAGATTGATATTAATATTCCCAAATTAGACGATTTTATTCATAAAACATATATTAATGTTGCAAGAAAATTGTATAAAAATGTATATCTTTTTGAATTACATTCGCAGCCGTTACAAATTCAAAAACATAACCGTGAATTAGAACTTATTGTGCAAGAATGTATTCTCAATGCTGTTAGAGAAAGTATTCCTGTAGAAACAATTTTACGAGCATATATGGACGAAACCGTCGAAGAAGATGTGGTCGAAGAAATTAAAGAAGAGATTTTAGATGTGCCTGTAATGAATGAAACCCAGGCAATTTTTGAAGGAAATGAAGGCAATGTTAGTTTAAAATTTAATGATATGGATGCTATAGTTAGTAATAACGGCGAACAACAATTAGTTGATGCTCCTAAAACGATAGCACGTTTAGAAGAAATTAGCACATTAAGAAATATGAAACGTAAAATGGAAGAGGAAGAGGAAACGGAAAAATTAAATATATTAAATGAAGAAGTATCGTTAGATAATTTAGACGTTCATATTATTAATCCACTTGAAGTAATATTAGAACCCAACCTTTTATTAGATGATATAGAAGTTTTAGCATAAATTAACTTTTATGCGTTAATTGTAATTTAGAAAACTAAAAATATATTTTAATATGGATAATATATTTTTATCAGCAGCAATAATTTCAGTTATATTTTTTATTGCAAAACTTTTGGAAATGAGATACATCGAAAATGAGCCAAAACCTCTAAAAATATTAATAAGAGATGCACTAGTAGTTTATGTTAGTGTTATTGCAGGTTATTTTATAATAAATCAATTAACTCCGGTTATTCATGAAAATACCGCTGCAAGTATGCCTATGGCTTTTACAGATAATCCACCGTTTTAGAGTGTTACACTAGTGTAACACACGGTATAATAATATTGAGATATCAATAGTGTCCCTGTATTAACGACCAGTCCATACTTTAACAAAAGGATAAATAACTTTTTTCTTTTTTAAATCGTTATTATAATCATCATAATTATAATTAAATGCGCGATTTTGGATTATTATATCACCAAATAACGAGTTTATTTTGTTTAATTTAGGAAATTCTTCACAAAATAATAAACCTATAACCCTTTCTAATGCACACCTATCTGCTCTATTATGTATAACATTAACTAAATTAGTTATGTTATATTTATTTTGTATACTCTCTAAGAAAGAAAGTTTTATATATGTTTGTGCTCCAAAACATAAATTAAATTTATTTTTATTTAATCCCAATATATTCATTTCAATTCCTTTTAATTTTTTTATAATATATCCATTGTAATTTAAAGCAGATGCTATCCGAATTATATTATCTAAATTTTCTTTATCATAATCATGATGCCATAATGGTAAAACTGGCATATTAAACATTTCAAATGGAATTCTTCTATGAACAAAAAGACTATCATGTATTATAATTGCATTAGGAAACCATTTATGTTTCAAATAATAAATATATGGAAGAAGTTCCCCACGTCCAGGATATTCTGATTGAATAATTGTCAAATTTTTATAAACAAAATCTGGTTTTATAAATTGTTTATCACTATTATCGTCAATTATTATAATTTGTGTTAAAGGGTAAAAGGTTCGAATTAATTTAACATTTTGGTTCCAATATCTATTTGTTTTTTCAGAATTTACATGTCTAGTAATAATAAATCCAAAAGTTGTATTTGCCATATTATTATTAATATAACATAATATTTTAATTATTTTATATTAATGTAGTAAATTATTTTATTAACAATATGACGGATATTCGTCTATATTTATTATTTGTTCATTTTTTGGAATATTTTTATTTGATACAACAAATTTACTAAATTCTGGACGTTCCAATTGAACACCAGGTGTATGATTATGAACACAACGAGCTATCATTTTATATAATTTAAAGTCGGGATATCTTTCAAGACCATTGTTTTTATATAACACATTTATACCGTTATCATCTATACACCATTCAACAATTATTTTTATTAGGGAGGTTAAGTCACTGTTTAAATTAGATAAATTTTTTATTATTTCAAAATCATCAACCACATAATCAAAAATAGAACATGCTAATCTACAAAGATCAAAACTAAAATTTGGTTCTAAACGTGGTTTCTTATCATTAAAATAAGGCTCAATATTATATTGAGTTGCTGCGTCTCCACTTGTTTGAAAACTATCGCTGCAAAAGAATTTACCGTTAAATTTATAAATTGCTCTACCAAAATCTATGATTTTATATATTTTACCAAAAGTAGGGACTTTATATATCTTTTTCTTATACAAGTAATATAAATATTTTTTGTTAGTGGGAATATACATTATATTATTCGTATGAAGATCATTATGTGTAAATGCAAACATTTTTTGGTATGTAATTAATGACATTATTATTTGCATTAAAGCAGAAAACCATTCTTCTTGCTTTAATTCTCCGTTTATAATTAAATTATCAAATGTATTTTCACAATGTTCTAAACAAATCAATTGCACAGGAAATTTGGGAAATGTCAACATTAATGTTTCATCTTCTATGCTACTATCATCATCGTCGCTTTCAAGATCTCCATCAGCGTCATTATCTAAATCAGAGCCTATTCCTGATCCTGAATGCTTACTAAAACTATCATTTTGATTATCATCTAGTTCATTATCGTCTAATTCACTCAAATCATCGTCATTTGTATGTGAAGTTCTAGAAGAACATGTAGATCCAGAATTTAAAGTTTCCGATTTTTTTTGATTAATAACATCGAAATTATTTGAATTTGTTATATCAACTAATTCTACTTGCATATTTTTTACATCATCTAATGACATAGTCATATTATTATTTTCAAAAATATTTTCAAATAGAGTATCATCAATAGAATTAATAGATAAAATGGAGCGATTTGATTTTAAACTAGTCGATATTTTTAACGGTTTTAATTCTTTTGGTTCTGAATTAATGATTAAATGTGAATAGTCTTCAACTTTGAACAATATATTTTGCTGTTTATTAAAAAAATCAGATTGAATTAAATAATCTAAATCATCAATAATATTTATGCTGTAATCATTTTTTACAGCCAAAAATGATCCATAATAATCTAATCCATGAATAAAACCATGATCATGTAGCACTCGACTTGTTAAATAGGAAAAAAATCCATCAACAAATGCGGAATTGTTAGTATCTGCGATTTTGGGATGAATATTTACAGAAGGGTCAAATGATGGTAAATTAAATAGACATGGATCGGTATGATTATATTTTCCAACAACATATTTAAATGGATCTAGAAGCGGTGCCATTTTTATAAATATCTTTTGCGTGTTAGTTAAATCGTCATCATCATCATTTATATTTTTTAATTTGCAAGTAAAAATGTTCTCTTCTTCAACATCCTTTTTTGTTTCCTTAATATCTGAAATATGCCAAACATGGTTCAAATTGATTGAATTAAAATTTGTGTTATTTAAAGAGAAAAAACGATCATAAATAGGAATATAATTTTGGACTTGAGATAAATTTATTTTTTTGTTAGTTTGAAATTTGTTAAAGAGGTTATTATTTTTGCGTTTTTGATAGTTTACCGAAATCGTCATTAGCTAATTAAAATATAAATAATAGTAATATTTAACTTATTATATTTCACTTATTTTATTCATGATTTTTATAATATTTTTATATTATACATTTATATTATGAATAAAATATATTTTATGCCTTCATTTTATGCTCATATTATAAATGGTTTATTATTATTTGCTGCGTTAGTTCTTTTATATAAGAATTATTCAAAAATCCGTAATTTAGATTCTTATAGCCTAATTATACTAACATTATTATTTTCAATTGGTATTGGTATACATGGATTAACTCATTTGGGTTTAGAAAAAGTTTATAATTATAACCCTATCTCATTTTGATACTAACAAATTTATTAACATAAATAGTTAAATATATTTTAACATAATAAATAATAATGTTGTCTATTTTAACTATACTTGTTCCAATAGGATTGTGTATTATCGCATTATATGCAATAATAATTCGATATTATTATTATTTCTAATTCGTTTATTTGCTACAAAATAAATGATAATATTATAATAATGAATTTAGAGCTAAAGCGTTTTGATATGAAAAGTATTAGTTTTAGACCTAACGAATCAAAGGGGCCCGTTGTTGTGTTAATTGGTCGTCGTGATACCGGCAAATCTTTCTTAGTAAGGGATTTGCTCTATTATCATCAAGATATACCAATCGGCACTGTTATATCAGGAACCGAAGAGGGTAACGGATTTTATGGAAAATTAGTTCCAAAACTTTTTATCCATAACGAATATAATACTGCCATTATTGAAAATATATTAAAACGACAACGCGGTGTATTAAAACAAATAAAAAAGGAAATGGAGCAGTTTAATAGAAGCACGATTGATCCTCGAACTTTCGTGATTTTAGATGATTGCTTATATGATAACACGTGGGCGCGTGACAAAATGATGAGATTACTTTTCATGAACGGACGTCATTGGAAGGTCATGTTACTCATCACAATGCAATATCCATTAGGCATACCTCCAACCCTAAGAACTAACATCGATTATGTATTCATTTTGAGAGAACCATATATAGCAAATCGAAAGCGTATTTATGAAAATTATGCTGGTATGTTTCCCACACTTGAATCGTTTTGTCAGGTAATGGATCAATGCACTGAGAATTTCGAGTGTCTAGTCATAAATAACAACTCCAAATCAAATAAGTTGCAAGATCAGGTATTTTGGTATAAAGCCGATGCACACAATGACTTCAGATTAGGATCCAAAGAATTCTGGGATTTATCCAAACAAATAAATGATGATGACGATGAGGAACAATATGACCCAAATAATGTGAAGAAAAGAGGTCAGGGACCAAAAATCGCTGTAAAAAAGAGTAAGTGGTAATGCGCTTTTAGAATTCCGCTTTCAAAAATAATAAGCAGTTAAAAACAATGGTGGTCAAAATATACAAAAGATATTGTTAAATATTAAATGTTTTATTGAAAATATTTCTGCATCTAAAATGTCTTGAAGTATAAAGAACAAAATTATATTTAATGATTATTATTATAAAATAATATGATCCAAATAAATAGTATTGAAGTTAAATGTTAAATAATATCAAATAATATTACTTAAAATTAACATATACTATAATATAATGAATATTCTTTTTTGTTTAACATTCTGTTTATTGGTTGGATCTAAATTTGCATTATATACTAACAAATACATTTCGAATTTTAACAGATTTGATTTAATAATGAAAAAGGATAAAGATAATTCTGAAAATAAATTATACAAATTATATACTCCCAAATCTGATAATCAAAATGCCTACGCGAATGCATTGAACCATAAAGAAGATTGTATTACCATTGTAACTGGACCTGCAGGAACTGGTAAAACATTATTAGCATGTAATGCAGCAGTCAATTATTTAAAAGAAGGTAAAATTGATAAAATTATCATTACTAGACCGGTTGTCTCCGTAGAAGAAGATATTGGATTTTTGCCAGGAACAATTGCAAAGAAAATGGATCCATGGACACGACCTATTTTTGATATTTTCGAAGAATATTATTCCAGAACTCAAATAACTAACATGGTTTTAAATGGACAAATCGAAATATCACCTCTGGGGTTTATGCGTGGACGCACATTTAAAAATGCGTTTATCATTGCAGACGAGATGCAAAACAGCAGTCCCAATCAAATGTATATGCTTTTAACAAGAATAGGT